CGTGGGCGTGCCGAGATGGCGCACCAGGTGTGCGAGCTTGGCCGGAATGTCACCTGCATCAAGGTCCACGATGATCGCTTGCATCTGCAGGACCTCATGGGCGCGCGCCTGACCCTGTGCAGCCACCGTGCCGGGGATGACATAGAGGGCTGCACCCTCACGCCATGCCCAGGTGGCAAAGGTTTTCAGTTTGTCGAAGGCCGAGTTGTCCGCCTCGATCCAAATGTTGTTGGGCTTACCGTCCCGGCCCTGCCCTTTATCGACGAAGCCGCGCACAGGGATCAGGCCTTCGCAATAACCGAAGACCACATCCAGAAACGTCGCCAGCTGGTCCGCATCGGGCTCAATGCCGAACGGATCCTCCTGTGGAGCCGCATCGTTGAAATCACGCCACGGATTGAAGTGGATCACCTCTCCTGTGGACTTGTCGTCACGCTCATCACTCATTGGGCAAAACTCCAGCAGCGATTGGCGTAAGCGCACATCCGGCACTCGAAGTGGTCGCGGTCGCGCGCAATGCGCGGCAGCAATTCGCCTGCGTCAGTGGCGCTGAGGATGCGCACGGCACGGTCGCTCATTTGCTGTGCCAACTCGGCGTTGAACGGTACCAACTCGTGATGCAGCTCCGCCGTGTCCTTGTTGATGGCGGTGAAGAGCGCCGGGTTCGACGCAAGGCCCGGAACCGCGGCATCCATGTAGGCTTGGTAGAGTGCTATCTGGGCGGCATAGACGGGCTTAGAGACGACCACCCCGTCCTTGACGCAGGCCCGCCAGTTCTTGGCGTTCATGGTCTTGCATTCCCAGAGGGCAGGCACACCGAGTGAAATGGACCCGGAGGAGGCAGCAATGATGCCGTCGACATGGCCACGAATGCGGCCGTCCGCGACCGAAAAGCCGAACTGCTCACCATCGGTGCGATTGCCCTTGCGGGTGTAGAGATCAACGCCCGCGGCGCGCAGCCACTGAATTGCAAGATCCTCGAGTGCGTGACCGATGGCGAAGATGCGCAGGGTTCGGCCGGGGAAATCCGCGCCGTCGTCCTTCGGTGCGCCTGCAAATTCAAACTGCAGGGCGCGTTCGCAGGCGTGACCCACCCGCGAGCCGCCGAGATAGTCGCGCCGCGGGCGCATTGCGTTTTCACCGGTCAGCGCCGTATCGATGGCATCGTTGAGCAGTTCCGCGAAACTGCGCGTGTGATTGAAACCCAGTTTCAAAATGGCACCTCCGGGAATTGCTGCTTGTTGGCCGCGGCGATCTCGCGCATCGCGTCCTGAAAGCCGCCGATGGCGACTTCGATGAGGGTGAGCACCTGGGGCTCTGAGAGCTCAATCAGCCGGGTCTGCCAGCCGATCTCCTCCATCACTTCGGCCACCATCTGCATGGCGTGCCGGAGGGCGGATTTTTCTTCCTCGGTGAGATCAACCATGGCGGAGGACCTCCGTGCCCGTTGCCAGAAGAAGGCCTGACAGGTGATGGAGCAAAACCACACCGAGTGGCGCGGCCGGCTCGGGCGCAAGGGCGCCCGTTTTGATGATTTTGGCGGCAAGGCCGCCGGGCGCTGCGGCTCGGACCAGCCAAAGCCACGCGTCGGCTGCAGGCAGATCGCGCAGAGCGCAAAGCGCGGATGCCAGCAGGTAAACCGCGCGGCGGCAGAGGTGAGTGATGGCGACATAAAGCTCCTCCATCACGCAGCCACCGCGAACCGAGCGCCCTTAGCCTCGTTGATACGGGCACGAATTGCGGTGCGGTTGAACTTGAGGCTCAGCATGGCCGAGGCCTGGTAGCGGGTGAGGTTGAAGTCCATGCGGCAGGCGGGCGGGAGCCAGGCGAGTTGCTTGTCCGTCGGCTGCTGGCGCAGCCAGCCCTTGGTCTTGTGCGCCGCCTCGTCAGACTCATTGGTGTTGAGCCAATCGTCAGCCGCCGCGATGCAGACGACGCTTTCACCGACACCAAGCAAGGTGGCGCGCTTGTCCTTGGCACCGCCCACCGCATACCAGCGGCCGCCCTCGGCAAAGACGCCGGCCCAGGCGTTAAGGCCGCTCGCCATCAGGATCGAACCGTCACCATTGATGTCGATCCACTCGAAGCTCGAGCGCGCGAGAAGATCGATCTCGGTCATCACAAAGTGGCCGAGTGCCTCAGGACCCTTGGCCTCGCGCTCGCTCTCCCAGACATGACCGCAAAGCGGGCATTCCATGACAGCCGCGGGCACTTGCGCCGCACAGGAGGGGCAGGTCTTGGTGGGGGCGTCGCCGCTGACATCGCGGCCATTCAGATCGACATCCTGTTCGAGCGAACCGTGTATGAGGCTCGACGTCCCGAAATCGAGGATGACGCAGTCGGTCTTGAGGACGCCCGGGTATTCTTCCGGGTTCACGGTGCGCAAGCCCCGGCCCACCATTTGCATCATGGTGGACTTGTAAGAAGACGGCCGCAGCAGCACGACGCAGGAGGTGGGGGGGTGGTCCCACCCCTCGGTCAGCACAGCCACATTGGTGATGACCTGGATCTCGCCACGATCATAAGCGGCGAGTGTGGCCTTGCGGTCGGCATCCCCCATCTCACCGTGGATGAGCGCCGCCGAAACCCCTTCTGCCTTGAATGCATCGGCGACATTGCAAGCGTGATCGACCGTCGAGCAGAAGACCACCGTCTGACGATTGCCGGCCTTCTCCTTCCAGTGGGCGATCACGGCATCCGTGACCGGCGACTTGTTCATGATGGCGTCAACCTCGCCCATGTCGAAGTCAGCCGCGACGCGGCGCACCGTTTTCAATGCATCCTGCACGCCGACATCAATAACAAAGGTGCGGGGGGGCACGAGGTGGCCGGACGCAATCAGCTCGGCGATGCGGATCTGGTCGGCGACATTGTCGAAGACCTCGCGCAGCCCCTTCTTATCGCCACGATTGGGTGTGGCGGTAACGCCAAAGATCTTGGCAGACGGGTTGCGCTGCATGGCGTGGTAAATGATGCGCCGGTAGCTGTCAGCCACCGCGTGATGCGCCTCATCAATGACGAGGAGGTCGAGCGCCGGCATATCGGCAAGGTTCGAGGCGCGTGAAAGCGTCGGCGCCATCGCGAACGTCACCTGACCGCTCCAGGACTTCGTGCTTGCATCGACGACCGAGGTGGTGACCTCAGGATTGACGCGGCCGAACTTGGTGCGGTTCTGCTCGGTCAGCTCATCGCGGTGGGCCAGCACGCAGGCCTTGGCATCCGTGCCACGCACCATCTCACCGGCAACGGCCGAGAGCATGATCGTCTTGCCGGCCGCCGTCGGCGCGATGCCAAGCGTGTTGCGGTGGGTAATGAGCGCAGACAGGCTGCGCTCAACGAAGAGTTTCTGACGGGGGCGAAGCAGCATGGTGTGACCTCACTTCGCCCAGGTGGGACGCACGCCGGCGGCGGGCGCAGGAGCTGCCTGCTGCGGGGCTGGATCCGCATAAGCGGGCTGCGGGGGATGAGGTGCCACGTAGCCCAACTGCTGGGCCGGGGCCGCATAGGACGGCTGCGGGGGCGCATAGGCAGGGGCATGTGCATTGCCTGCCGTGGCAGCGGCATACTCCTTGTGATCGCGCGTCACCGCCTGGCGGATGTCGTTCTTGTCTTCGCCATTGCTGTCCCTTCCGATGTCGATGCGGGCCACGAACTCGATCCCGTCGAGATCCGCAAAGCCCGAAATACGGCGAGCATTCTGCGCCTCGGGCGAATTGTCCTTGTCGGAGAGGCCGCGCGCCGAGTTCAGGATGCCGCGCACAAGGCTGCGGCCCATGTTGGCCCAGTTCGGGCCGGACGCGCTGTAGAGCCCGATCATCGACCAGATCTTGCGCTTTGCGAAAGGACCCTCGACGACAGTGTATTCGACGTCGAGATAGACGGAACCCGTGGTACCGCGGCGGGCATAGCCGCCGGTCCAGCCCTGCCCGGGATCATCAAAGCCGCCGGGGCGGATGGTGAGCCGGACCTTGGCGATGGTGCCCTTGGGGATGAGGTTGGTGTTCTGCTTGGCGTCGTTGAAATCGTTCCATGCGTTTGTCATGGGGATGCTCCTGGATCAGGGTGTGGCGTTGGGGTGAGCGGCGTCCGGAGCGACAGGCCCCGGGCGGCTGAACGTGAGGCGTTCGAGAGGGGAGCGGCCGGGCTCGCCGATCTTGGCGATGAGGCGGCCAAGGTGGGCTTCTTCGACGAGATCGAGGCGGCCAGAACGATCCTTGGCGGGATAGTTCCAAGGGTTCAGCGTCTGGCAGACGAAGACCCGGTGCAGCTGCTTCGCGCCATCAGCCAATTCCGTCATTGTCAGCACTTCATCGACGATGCCCGGCAATTCGAGCCCGGTCTTGGCGCCGTCGATCTGCGGCACGAAGACCTTGCGATTGAAGTCGTCGAGTTTCTCATCGAGGATGCCGACGAAGAACACGTCCTTCATGCGGGTGTGCTGAAGATGTGTGATCCAGCCGATCATCTCGCGGCCATGCAGGCCGTAAGCGCCGCGGATGTCAGGCTTGCCGGTCTTCTCGGAGAAGGCCTCGGGCTGTTCTTTTGCCCACTGGAAGCAAAGGCGGCCCGCGACCGTGATCGAGTCCACAAAAATGGTGGCGTATTTGTCCAGTGCCCGCGGATCGCCGAACTTGGCGCAGGCGTCTTTGAAGTGACGCTGGCTATAAGGACGGCCATCTGGAATGGCAGGATTAGCGCCGCCAATGAAGACCGCGAAATCACGGCACTCTTCCCAGGTGCGCGGGCGGATCGTGTCGCCGCTCCAGCCCTCGATGGCGAGATCACCCGCCTCAAGGTCATAGAACAACGTTGTGTCCGGCGGCAGCGTCCACAGCAGTGAGGTCTTGCCAATTCCGCTGCGGCCGAAGATGACCGCCTTGATGCCACGGCGTTCAGCCAGCCGCTGATCGGCGAGAATGATGGGGAGCGACATCAGTTGCCCTCCTTCTCGACGATCAGCTCGAACGTCTCCTTACCGGCACGCACAGTGCGCGACGGCTCGAACAGCAACCGGATGTGCTTTGGCCAGGAGGTGTAGTTGCGCTCTGCGACCTTCAGGCTGATCTCGACATAGTCGCGCGGGTCTTCGCCCTCAGCCTTGATCCGCTCGACGAGACCCTCGAGGTCACGCTGGTTCCATTCCACCTTTTTCGGCAGGTCGGCCACGACTGTGACATCACCATCGATGAAGCGCGCAACGCCGAAATCCTTTTCGGCATCTGCTCGTGCAACCTTGGCGCGCTCGGCATATTTTTGCAGGAGGGCACCGTCGAGCCAGGCCACGGTGAGCTTTGCCTTGCGCAACGCCTGATCGGCCTCCGTCTGAAGGCGCGCGAGTTCCGTCGCTGGCAGGCCAATGATCTCTGCGATCGGCAGACGCGCGAGCGCTTCGAGCGTGATGTGGTTGAGGATGGTCATGCCGCCACACCGTCGTTGGGGCTGCGGCGCACGCCGGGCGTCGCTTGGCGGGTCTGCTCCACCTCGTAGGCTTCGACGTCTTCGAGGCGGTACGCGACGCGCCCGCCGATCTTCATGTAGGCGGGCCCTTGGCCGGTCCAGCGCCACCGCTCCAGCGTGCGGTGCGAAATGGTCCAGCGTCGGGCCAGATCCTTTTGGGTGAGGCAGGGTTTTGCGTGCATCTGTGGCTCCTGTGTTGGTTCTGGAGCATTGATGCGAAATCCTGATGTGGGATGTCGTCGGGATCGGAAGGGGATATGGAGGGGGATGGATGCTCCATTGAAACGACAGCAGAAATTGGAAAAGGGGGATGAGCATCCCCCGCTCATCCCCCT